TGGCAAAAGTAGAACAGAAAGTCCTGGGCGTGGATCACGCCTGGACCAAACCCTATAAATTGGGTAAAAGTAGAACAAAACCCAGTCGTGCTATAATGTCCCAGCAATAGATGAAAATCTATTAACGGCGTGAATCCGTGGCAGTAATACGGATTCGTTGGCCTACTTGGTACAGTACAGGCTAACGGCGTGATAAGTAGTAGGGAACCATAACGGGCGGTGGACTAGCTTTAACGGCTAGTGGTTCAGCTTATCGGTTGATAGTTTAACCGGCTATCAATGAAGCGCGAAAACGTGAACAATAAGACAATGGGAAAATTGTAACTATGGGACTAACTACGAAACAGGAAACATTTTCTAAACTTGTTGCATTAGATGGTTTGATTCCATCTGAAGCTTATAGGAAAGCTTATGATACGAATCCTATCAATCAATCTTCTATCCATGAACAAGCCTCTAAGCTAATGAGTAACAACAAGGTTGCAACAAGGATTAATGAGCTAAAAGCTACTATTGAGAATGAAATAGTATCAAAAGTAGTCTGGGATAAAACAAAGATAATAGAAGAATTGAGTATCAATGTTGAATTAGGACGTGAAACGAAACAATTAGCAGCCTCAAACCAAGCAATTAAGCTAATAGGCTCTGCTGTTGGTAACGTATTTGAGCCTGAGACACAACAGATAAATGTTACTGCTGAGATATTACATAAGCTCCCTGATTCAGTCCTGAGCCAATTGGAATCAATGGTATCTATAGAATCTGGTATCAATGATACTACTGCCATTGATGCAGATTATAAGATAGTAGATTCAGAGGATATTTAGCCTCAGAATCCCCGGAAATAGCTCATCTGTTCTGTAGAACTTTTGTTCTGATCAGCTCATCTGTTCTACTTTGATGACGGGGGGGACATCGGAACCGACACGGGGGTGGGGTACTGGTATGGTTATGGGTCACTCAGCGCTTCCTGCAACAGTTCCACAACCGCTTCTTCTAAAGCTTCTTCTAGCTTCTTCTAGCTTCGACCAAGGTTGATTCTGTTTCTTCAAAGGCTGTTTCAAAAATACGCATATGATTATTTTTAAAGGGGTTTTATGGTTGATATCGATCTAGCTGCGTTGGGGTTGAGTGAGGAAGAGAAGGCCCAGGTAGCGGTATTGGCTGGATATGAGAGGGCGAGGCGTTCTTATGAGCGGTTCGTTCCTTTTGTGAAGATATCGGAGAGTGGGGAAGGGATGGTCCCGTTGTTGGAATGGGAGCATATCAAGACCATGAACCGGGTCTTAGCTGAGAGTAAGAGGGTGGTGTTGGCGAAGAGTCGGCAGATCGGGATAACGACCAATCTGTCGGCTTTTGGTTTGTGGCATGCGATGTTCACGCCCCAGGCGTTGGTGTTGTATTTCAGTAAGGGTGAGAGGGACGCTTGGGAATTCTTAGCTAAGAGTCGGAACACCTACCGGAATCTGCCGGAAGGGTTGAAAGAACCGCTCGGTGAGGGGACGGAATTCCCGAATAACAGGGAGCAGATGAGTTTCGCTAATGGGGGAAGGATACTCACGCTTCCTAGTACCGAGTCTGCGGGTCGTGGGTTGAACCCGACGCTCGTCGTCATGGACGAGGCTGATTTCCATGAGTACCTGGACGCGGCTTATAACTCGGTGAAGCCGGGGTTGGACGACAATGACGGGTATCTGATACTGACTAGTACCGTCAATCCTCAGAAATCTAGGAGTCTGTTCCAGGATCTCTATAAGTTAGCGCCTGTGAATGGTTTCACGAAGTTGTATTTCGGGTGGAGGGCTAGACCAGAGCGGGACGACGCCTGGTATAAGAAGACCAAGGCGGAATATCTCGATCAGGCGTTGTTCCAGAAGGAACATTCGGAGACTGAGGCCGAGGCTTTCGCACCGGCAGCGGGTATCGCGGCCTTCAACCTGACCAGATTGACCGCACTCCAGGGCCAGACCAAGCCTCCTGTCATGCAAGTACCCGTCGGGGTGACCACGGCCAATATCTATCAGGACTTCATCGCGCTGCCGAACCAGAGGTACATGGCGGGGACCGACCCGTCCCACGGTGTGGGTGGGAACGGTGACGACGGGGTGACGGTGGTCATGCACATGAATACCGGGGCGGTGGTCGCTGACATAAAGACGAATACGGTGCCGCCGGACCAACTCGCGATAGCTTCTATGGAACTTCTGGAACGGTATCGGAACCCCATCTGGGCTATCGAAGACAACGAATGGGGGATACTGGCTATCAGGACAGCCCAGGCGATGCGGTATCGGCAGCTCTATCACCGGGACGACGGTAATAAGGTGGGTTGGCATACCGACGAGCGGTCAAGGAACGTGTTGTGGGGCGATCTCAGGGAAGCGATCGAGACTGGACAGATCACGATATTCAGTGAGGATGGGCTTGCACAGTTCTTTGAGGTAATATATAGGGAAAGACGGGAAGGCAGGGTGCGTATCGAAGCGCGTTCTGGCGGCCACGACGACTATCCGACGGCTGTCGGCATCGCCTGGCAGATGCGGATGCACGCACGGACGGCCTCCCGGTCGATCAGGTCTACTACCCCCGGTAGTGAAGACACCTGGGGCAGTGTGATACAGACTACATCTGGTAGGCGGTGGTGATATGCCCGAGGATACTAGACCGACAGCGGGTTCAGTCGAGATAGCACGGAAGCAATTGCAAGACCTGTGGTCTAACTGCCACGGTAAATGGGAACAGATAGACAGTTATTACAACAGGACCTTCAAGATCTGGCCCGACGGACTAGATAGACCGGGCTGGTATCGGCCCATGAGGGCTAGAAGTATCATCGACCACGCCGTCGATAGACAACTCGCCCACGAACCGACCATCCACAGAGAGCCGATCGGTCAGGGCGAAGCCCACAGGGCCAAGGCTGACAAGGTGGAACCGGCCATCCGGGCCATCTTGAAGCATATCGGACTGGAAGAGATATCACTCCCGTGGAAACAAGCGGCCAAACACCTCATGCTCTACGGCTACGCCGTCATCGAAGACGGTCTGGACTCGGACGTACTCAACGAAAGGAAGGACAAACCCGCCAAAAGACGGGGCGAAGCCACCGAAGACTACGATACGAGGGTCAGATTATGGGAGAATACCCGTAAATCACGGATACCATTCCGTACCAGGACACCCCATCCAGCCCGTGTGTTGATCGATCCGACCAGGAAACGGCCTAATATGGCGATCAAACACACCTACCGGCTGGCAAGTGAGCTGTATGACCTGACCTATGCCCGTTCACAGGGCCGAAAGAAGGGCAGGAACGTCGAAGTCGAGGTGTTCGAGTACGATAACCCGCAGGAAAAGGTACTGACGGACGAGTACTGGTCGAAGAACTGGCATGCCATGTTCACGAATAACGGCGATACACTGTTCATCGAGCCTAATACCTGGGGTTTCATACCTTTCTCACACGCTTTTGCCGGTTACGGTAGCGAACCGACCCAGATGGGCGACATAGACCCCTCTTATATGGCCGTCGGACTGCTCGATCACGCGATGGAAGACCTTCTAGCACAAGCACAGGAGTCAGCAGCTAGACATAACGCGGTCATCGACGCTGCTTTCAACCCGATGGTGACCACCGGGGACGCGGCAGAACTGCAACAACAGCTAGCTAGGGGCGATATCCTCGAAGGACAGCGCGGCGAGTACTTCAGGATGGAGATGCAACAACTCCCACGCTGGATGTTCGAGTCTGAACAGTGGATAGACCGCGATCTGGACATGGGTACGTACAACAGGTCCGTCGCCGGCATCAGAGAACAGGGCGTAAGCACCGTCGGACAACAAGCGATACTCAGTACGAGCGCCGACAGGAAGTTCGTGGCCCCATCGGTGCAATTACAACACCTTGTCAGTGTCTCGACCAGCCATATCCTGCAACTCATCGATGTCCTTGACCTCGATCTGAGGATAGAAGGGCATGAGATACGACCTTCCGACCTGGAAGGCGAGTATTCGGTGGATGTGAAGTTCGAGTTGATAGACCCGGTACTCCAGATGCAGAATAGGGAGATGGGTCTGCGTGAGGTACAGCAGGGGCTGAAGTCCAAACAGACCTACTGGAGCGCCGACGCACGACTGGAAGACGCAACCGGCGAAGAAGGACGTATAACCAGAGAGCAAGTACTCTCCCAGCCCGAGGTCATGAAGATACTTGCCGATTATGTAGCCCGGGAAGAGGGCATCGCACAGATGTTGCAGGAGATGCAAGACCAGGCAGCAGCAGCAGTCCCCGGTCAGGGCGGCCCGATGGGTCCGATGGGTGGTCCGCAGGGTGGCGGGAACCCCCTGGCCGGGATGCAACCCCAGAACGGCAACCAGGCCGGTAGCGGGGTACAGGAACTGAACCAGGCACTCACACCTAACGTGTTCAACCCTGACCGCAGGGGAACACAACTAGCGGGGTAATATGGCAGAAGAGAAGACTAGCTTCCTGACCAAGGTGGTAGAAGGTCTAGCCGGGGAACTAGATACCAGAAGGCGCACAGCCAAGGACGGTATCCCTCTGGGGAAGAAGAGCGTGACCAGACAGAAGGCCAAGAACGACCTACAGGCCATGTCCCCGGAGCAACGGAAGAAGTTCGTTGACGATAACGGCATGGAAGAGGTCATGCGGATCATCGGTGACGACCTACCCATGACCCCTGCGCCTGCCCCGGAAGCAACTCCCGAGACAACCCCAGACACGTTACCGTTAAAGAGGTACTGAGATGGCATTACCGCCTAG